CTTTGCTGAATCATCATCTGGTTTGTAGTTCTCAGGAGTAGGACCCCCAAGATCTTCGACATTTCCTAACTGAGTGCCAGGATCTGCCATGGTTGGCATAGGATCAGCAGCTTTCGCACCAGCATTAACAGCGGATTTGGATTGCTGTGTCTTTACTTCCATTTCTTGTAATTTTTTGCCACGAGACATTTGAACTCTCCGATTTACCTTTACTAAATCTATATTTATTTATAAATTAAAATATTTAATGTGTAAAATTAGATGCTATTAAGAAAGTCATTGAATAAATTCAATTTCTGTTCATCTAATTTTTTCTGATCGACCAATGTGTTGATCTGTTTGTATGTTTTATGAGCGAACTTCTCACGAAGAATGCCACCATCCCATACCCATTCTTTTCCTTCCATAATACCTTCAACAAAAGCATCAGGTGCAGAAGGATCAGCAACAATATCAGCAGCAGTTGCTAGCATAAAATCATCGCCAACGATGTTTACCCCCTCACGGGTCATTTTAAGTGAACCAATACCACGAGAAGAAACGCCGAGTTTTACGCCTTCCTCAACTAGAGAAGAAGCGATTTTACCCATAGGAGTATTCAGAAGTTTTGCCTTACCGATAAAGTTAGAACCACTCTCTTTTAAAGAGACAATTTTATGAGAAACTCTGTCAAGATTGACGGTTGGACCATCAGGGTGACCGAGTTCGCCAAGTGCTCTACCAGCTTGAATATGGTTTTCGCTGTATCTACCAACTTCCTTACGGAGAGTTTCCATAGGATACATGCGACCATTACGGTTTTTAATGTTACCTTGAAGGAAAACACCCTCAATGTACATTGATTTCTTGCCGTTCTTCTGTTCGACAAGAAACTCTACGGATTCAATTTCTTCTCTAATTAGTTTCATGTCTTTCCTTAGTTTCTTTGTACTTGTTGAAAATAGACTGCTCCAGCACCATCTGCTGCTAATGCAGATAATTTAACGGATCTTCTCAAAGTTGAATCAGCACTGTGGAATGCAGTAAGAATTCCTGCAGTGTTTGCATTAACTGTGATAGAAGTTTGGAAGTTACCGCCAACACCAGCACTGGTATTAACTGAGGTTACTTCAACATGACTAATTGCAGTGGTGTAATCGGCAAGATTTGCTGAAGAAAGAGTGACTCTATCTCCAACACCAAATGGCATTTGAGTTCCTTCGGGGCAGGTAAGGATCGTGCTAGTGCCAGTAGTGATGCCAACAACTCTTTGAGATGCTTTGTTAAGACGAATCTCTTCCGGATCACTAGTGCTTACTAGAAAACTAGATCTACTAGCTCCTCCGGATGCCACATCAACTGGTTCTGCATCAACATTCACAAAAACATTACTGCCTTGTGCTATAACACGAATAGTGTCACTCTGCACGGTAAACGCTGCGGAAGTATTAGCTACTCCAACAGCCAATCCGAGAGAAGATCCCGCTCCAATAGTTCTTAGTGCCATTATTTTTTACTAATAGTTCATTTGCTAGTTATTTATATTATTCCTCTTCCTCTTCTTCTACTTCATCATCAAGTTGATCGACAATTTCTGTATCATCTTCACCTTCGATCTCATCTTCGATTTCGGTGTCATCACCAAACAAAGAATTTGCTACTACTGGACGCAGTGCATCAACTCTTTCTGCTGTCTTTGTATACAGCATATCTTTGATAGTATCGCTGATTTTAGATGGAGACTCATCACTCACCATCATATCCATTAGTTCATCCATTGTGTATATACTAAATGATCGTTTTTATTTATATCTCCCCACCCTTGGGAAGTTCTGGAGCTTCTGTTGCAGATCCATCTGCTTCAGGTTCCATAACTGGAGCACCTAAATCTCCACCAGCACCTTCTGGTGCGAATGGCAATCCAGTTGCTGGGTCAATTGTTGCTGGATCAGGAATAATTCCTGCTTTGATTTCACTATCAATTAGTTTATCCTGCTCAAGAATCTCTACATCAGTTTGACGTAAGATCTTACGTCTCACATAGTCTTGTGAGTAATATTTTCCAACATAAGGTTCTGCAGTTTGAAGGAGAGCAAGTCTCTCATTCATCAATTCAGTTTCTTTAAGTTCTGAGAAATGATTATCATAAAGGAAGTCATACTGAATATGCTCACTCATTCTCTCCCAATCTTCTGGGGTAATGATGTTCTTAAGAATTAACTGAGTCTTCAGCATGTCATTAAACATGTTGGAGAATCTTTTTCTCAAACGACCAACAAACTTGGTGAACTTGAGTTCATCTCTTAAGATCTCAGAAGATCTACCCAGATTAAATCCACCTTCTCCGTCCATTCTGCTTGGCGGTACGTTAAGGGCCCTAAAAAGTTTCTTTTTAAAATACTCAATGTCTGTGATTTCTCCCAAGTTTTGACCGCCAGGAAGAGTAGAAATTTCAGTTCCACGTCCTCCCTCTCTTCTAGGTAACCAGAAGTCTTCAAGCATAGCCATGTATTTTTTGTCATCACGGATTTCTCCAGTATCAGCATTGTATACAAGTTTATTGCGATAACGCATCATAACATCACGAAGATATTGCTCTGCCTTTACCTTTGGAAGATTGCCAACATCAATATAGAAAATTCTACGCTCTGGTGCTCTTGACAGTCTGTAAATAACAAGACTGTCTTCAATCATTCTAAGTTGATTGAGTGCTTTAATTGATTTGTGAAGGTATGATAAAGTATTTCCCTTATTTCTATCTACAAGACCTGAAGTGCAATAGACAACAGAGTCTTTTGTCATTTTGATTCCCTTACCCTGTCCCGTTTGAGATGGATTTGCTGTAGGGAATTGTACTTTTGGATTATAGACAAAATACTCATCTAATTCTGGAAACTCATAATCCATAGGATTTTCATTCCTCTGGAATGTGTTGAGTCTTCTAAGTTCAGTTGCTTTATCACCCTCTTTCTTTTTCTCTTGTCTAATATAACGCATTTTCATTGCGTCAATATAACGCAACTCTTGAATACCTTCCTGAGGATTCTTTAGGTCAATGATTTTGTGATAGTAAATACGACCATCAATATACCAGTTACGATAGATTTCGTGTGCTTTCTTATCGAAATCTAAAAGATCAAGAATATATTTAAACTCTTTGCGAATCTTATCTTTAATACCATCGCTTGCATTTAAGTTTGACAGTTCAATCTCTACAGGACTGTCATTACTATCAGATACAATTGCTTCATTTACAATATCTTCAATGGCACTGTCCACTTCTGGATGCAATGCCATTTCACGATAACGTTTGATTAATTCAAACTCAGTTTTATATACGCCTTCTAAATCAACATAAGAACCAAAAAAACCACTACTCGCATAGTGATCAACCCCATCCTCATTATTAGGAGGAATGGGGGAGACCGCTCCGGGAGATAGTGATTCATTGTCCTCTATCGAGAACCCAAATAACTTGGACATAATTTATTGATTGATTTTCTTTCTACTATTTATCAACCGTTAGGACCGCCTGCATTGACAGTTCTAAATGTCTGAACTTGGAATTCTACCGTGAATTCTTCAATAGTATCACTACTATCGTATGAAAGATCAATCTGCGAAACATTAGTTGGGAAAATGTCTACAAATTCATACTCTTTCAGAACAGCATTTCTGTCGCCATTGTTATCTTGGCTTGCAGGGGTTGCACCTCTACCTAATTGGAATACCTTAGCATTAACCATATAAGCAGATGGATCGGTCGCACCAATGTTGTTATCTAATTTTGCGATCAAATCTGACCACTCTTCAAATGCATTGCGGAGTGCAAATCCTTCATCGTTGATGACGGTTACAGTCCAGGTATCAATGGTTCTGTCTCCAGCAACCTTAAAAATACGACCTCTAAATGGAACATCGATGTTAGCAATGTTCTGAGCAGGCATTGCTGCTGCTTTACACAAGAATCTGAAGCTGTCAGCATCCCAAGCAATACCGCCCGGTAAAAGCGGCATTTCTACTTCAAATAGATTGGGGCGTGCGCCACCCCCAATCAGTGCTGATTTAAATTGAGAAATAGTCTTGTTTTCTCTTGAAGTTGCCATTGTTAAATCCTCCTTTTGTTATTTAGATATTATAATCAAACTCTACCTGCTACTTCTTCAAAACTGACGCCAGTTCTGGTAGCAACGAAAGTAAGAGTGATGAAGTTAATCGATCTGGCAGGCTTCAAGAAGATGTCTGCTCTGAATTCATTATTATCAATAACATCTGGAGTGTTATTGGAGGTGTCACAAACAACAAGGAATCCGCTGATCCCTCGTTTTGCCTCTACATCCCTCAAGAAAGGTTCAACAATGTTTCTGAAGTTTGCTCTTGTCAACTCATCATTGAGTTCAAAGAGTTGAGATTCTGCTGCACTCTGGAGTGCTTGCTCAACTGTCAGGAACAAGCGACGAACATTGATTCTATCAAATGCAGATGCATTAGAGAGTGCAGT